CTGGAGGAAATTAACAATGGCTAAAGGTGGAAGTAGTAAGACTGTATTTGAACCAGGAGCGCCTAAGAAGACTCGTCAGGGTCGTTCTGCTCGTACATTGCTAAGTGCAACTTCTCGTAATGGACGTAAGAAAAGGTATCGCGGTCAAGGAAAATAAAATAAAATGCTACAATTAAATCCCCAAATCCCAGTCTTTACTCCTAAAGGTAAAGGTTGGGCTTTTTTTGTAATTGATCGTTCTCAAGAGCATGATTTAGAGTGGGTTGTGTTCCTAGATAGTAATGGAGAGTGTTGGACTTTTAAAAATTCTAATGTCAGAATACAAAAAAATTATACTTTAAATCGACACAATACTAACATTTTTGAGAACTCGGGATAGCAACCCCGTAAAAAGTTCTGATTTTCATTAATCAGGAGATAAAATGACCAAAAAAGTCGATAAAGATAAAAACTTTATGAAAAATGAGTGGGGAACTCAATATTTGTCAAGTGAATATGGGTGGGAAAGTAAAATCTCATCTCAAAAAATGCTTCGTGAAATCTCAAATGATGATTTGACTCCGAAAAAACATGATTTTTTTCATCAAAATGAACTTCATTCAGCAATTCGCAATGATACTGACTATGATGATTGGGAATATGGCACAGAGCCAATTTATGAGACAAAAAATCTATAATAAATAATATTAAATTTTAATCTAATATGCCTTTAGAACGAGTAAGTAGTGGTTTTAAAGATATAAGTATGTCATTTCAGACTAATCCCCTGAACAATGACCTCATTGGAATTAAAAATGAAACCGCAATTGCTCGTTCTATAAGAAATATTGTTTTCACTCAACCTGGAGAAAAATTTTTTAATCCCTTTTTTGGTTCTCAGGTAAAAAGATCGTTATTTGAAAACGTTGATGATCTTACATCTACTACAATTAAAGATGAAATAGAAAATTCTATTCGAAATTATGAACCAAGAGTCGAATTAATTAATGTTAGTGCTGTCCCAGATTATGATAATAATACTTTTAACGTAACAATAATCTATAGAGTTATTGGTGCAGATGTACAACCACAACAGTTAGAATTTGTATTACTGCCTTCTAGATAAATGACATTAACAAATTTCTCAAATTTAGATTTCGATCAGATCAAGACAACACTAAAGGATTATTTGAGATCAAACTCAAATTTTACTGACTATAATTTTGAAGGATCTAATTTATCCACAATTTTAGATGTATTAGCATATAATACCTATATTACTTCATACAATGCAAATATGGTTGCAAATGAAGTTTTTATAGATAGTGCAACGCTAAGAGAAAACGTTGTTGCTCTTGCAAGAAATATTGGATATGTCCCAAGATCCAAAAAATCAGCAAGAGCAACGGTAAGTTTTTTTGTAGATCTTTCAAATTCAAATATACAAAGTTCTACAGTAACTCTTAAAAAGGGAATAATATCTTCAAGTTCAAGAACATTTTCAAACCAATCATTTGTATTTTCAATTTTAGAGAATATTACAAAACCAATTTTCAACGGGATTGCATCTTTTGATGAAGTTAAAATATATGAAGGTTCATTGATTACTACTAACTTTACATATAATACTAATAATTTAAATCAAAGATTTATTTTACCCAATCCTGGTATTGATACTGATTTACTTTCCGTCTCTGTAGATAGAGATGGAGTCAAATCAAATTACATGCTTCACAAAAATATACTAGACATAGATGGAAATTCCAAAGTATTTTTCATACAAGAAGTAGAAGATGAAAGATATGAAATAATTTTTGGTGATGGTGTATTTGGAGAATCTCTACAAAATGGAGATCAAATAGAAGTTTCTTATATTGTGTCCAATGGCGAGTCTGGAAATGGAATATCGCAATTTTCTTTTTCTGGTACATTGACATCTTCAAATAACCAAAGTATTACCTCCGGGATTTCTTTACTATCAACTGGGTTAATCTCGTCTGGTGGAGAAGATATAGAAGAAATTGAATCTATTAAAAAATACTCAGGAAGGATATATGCATCTCAAAACAGAGCAGTAACATCAAATGATTACGAATCTCTTATCAAAAATGTAGTATATCCAGAAACAGAATCCATTTCTGTTTTCGGTGGAGAAGAATTGATTCCTCCTCAGTACGGAAAAGTTTTTATTAGTATTAAGCCAAGGACTGGCGATTTTCTACCAAATTTAATCAAAGAAAATATAAAATTAAAGTTAAAGCAATATTCTGTTGCAGGGATAGTTCCCGAAATTCTAGATTTAAAGTATCTTTACGTAGAAACAGATTCTAAAATTTATTATAATCCCAACTTATCTTCAGGATCAGAGCAGGTGTTAACTGCAATTAATTATAATGTAAATAAATATGCAAAATCTACTGAATTGAATAAGTATGGGGCAAGATTTAAATATAGTAAATTTTTAAAAATTATAGATGACAGTCATAACGCAATTACATCTAACATTACAAAAATTTCTATTCGTAGGGATTTAAGAATAGTATCAAATTCTTTTGCAACATATTCAATTGGATTTGGAAATCAATTTCATATTTCAGATCTAAACGGATTCAATATTAAATCCACTGCATTTAGAATAACCGGAGTACAGGAAGATCTTTACTTATCAGACATACCAAACACTGATAGGGAAACTGGGGTCATATTTTTCTTTAGCCTGCCAAATAAATTCTCATCCAACCCAACAATTGTTAGGAGAAATGTTGGAACCATAGATTATAAAAAAGGTATAATTAATTTAAATCCATTAAATATAATATCTACCGAAAAAATAATAAATGGACAACCAACTATTCAAATATCTGCAATTCCAAAATCAAATGATGTGATTGGATTGCAGGATTTATATTTGCAACTAGATATTAATAGCAGTTTATTTGAAATGGTAGTTGATGAAATTTCTTCTGGAGCAGATCCTTCAGCATCAAACTATATTGTATCTTCAAGCTATGGTAATGGAAATTTAGTAAGATCTTAAAAAAATGTCAGAAACCAGAATTAAATTCTCTAATATTGTTGAAAATCAACTTCCAGAATATATTAAAGAGGAGTTTCCTCTTTTTTCAGAATTTTTAACGCAATATTATATTTCCAATGAATATCAAGGATCTCCTGTAGATTTGATTCAGAATATTGACCAATATATTAAAATTGATACCTCTGCAGAGAATATAAGTGATGTAATTTTAAAAGAAGATATATCATTTATTGATGAGGTAATCACTGTTGATTTAGAAAAAAATCCAACAGGAACTCAAGGATTTCCAAAATCATATGGATTATTACAAATTGATGACGAAATTATTACTTATAAAGAAACCTCCCAAGATTCTTTTATTGGATGTGTTAGAGGATTTAGTGGTATTGTTTCTTATGAAGCAGAAGGATCTTCAGATGAAGTATTATTTAAAACTTCACTATCAGACACTCATAAATCTGGTTCAAAAATAATTAATTTAAGTGTATTATTTTTAAATGAGTTCTTAAAAAAAACCAAGTATCAACTTTTACCTGGATTTGAAGAAAAGAATTTATATCTTTCAGTTAATGAAAAACTTTTCATTAAACAAGGACAAGATTTTTATTCTTCAAAAGGAACAGACGAATCTTTTAACATATTATTTAAATGTCTTTATGGGCAAAGTGTAAAAATTATAAGACCAAAAGATTACTTATTTAAGCCGTCAGATGCCCAGTATAATGTAACCTATGATTTTGTTGTGGAGTCTGTGGAAGGAAATCCATTAGATTTAGTGAATTCCACTTTATATCAAGATGCATATGAATATGGAAATTATGTAAAATCATATGCTCCAATTACAAATGTGGAAACACTTATCACAAAATCTGGAGAAAAATATTATCAGTTAAGTGTAGATGCAGGGTACTCTAGGGATATTAGTGTAGATGGTTCTGTTTATGGTGAGTTTTCAATTCATCCCAAAACTAAAGTAATTGATGACCATCCAGAACTATCGGATATAATTACTGTAGACTCAACATTAGGATTTCCTAAAAATGGACATTTAAGTGTTGATTACACAGATGGAACATCTGGAATAGTTTCATATACATCAAAATCAGTAAATCAATTTTATGGATGTTTTAGTGTAGATGGAAATAGCATTGGATCAATTTCAAATGGGTCTAAAGTATCTATAAACACTTTTGCTTACGGAAGTTCCTCAAATTCAGAATTAATAAAGGTCAAAATTAATTCTATATTGAATCAAGTAGAATTAAAAAATAACACTGATAATTTTTATCATAAACCCAATACAAAAATATCAGTTAAATCTTTAGGATTTAATGAGGATAATAATTTTGCATTTAATAATTGGATTTTCAATACTTCTCCAACTTACAACAATTGTTCGGCAGAATTGACAAATTCTCAAGAGAAAAAATACACCATAACCACAAAATCAAATAATATTATAAGAAAAGGTGATTTTATAGAAATTAAAAATATAAATTCTAACGTAAAGGTAGATGAAGTATTTAATAAAAAGTCCTTTTCAATTAAAGGTATTGACTTATCGCCAAATCTTCTATATTCAATAAGAAGAAAAATATCTAAAGTAAATGTCCAATCATCAAAATATCCCAACCTATCAAAAATTTCATCAGATGTACAAAACATATATGAAAAAGATAATCAATTAATAGTTGCAACAAATTCTTTACCAAAGTATGAAGATTTGCCTTTAAGTACCAATGACTTTTCGGTCACTGGCAATTTTATTGGAATTAGTACAATACAAATAGAAGGTGGTCATTATTTCGAGAGTGGAGATATAGTGTATTTCACTCCAGCAAATAATGAGAAATCTAAAAATTTACTTGAAGAAGGAATTTATTTTGTAAAGAAACAAAATGATACTCAAATTAACTTATGTAAGAGTAGATCATCAATTTATAAATCAGATTTTGTTGAATTAAATTTAGATGAAAATTCTACCTATGATGACGCAGACGGGTGTAAAATAGAATTTAATAATTTTGCTTTAAAATCCTTAAATGCCCAAAAATTACTTAGAGTAATTCCTACGCTAACAAATGACAGTAATGATTATGAATCTTTTCCAGGAGCAATTGGAATATTAATAAACGGAACAGAAATATTCAATTATAAATCCACGGACAAAATATATTATG